CCCGTTTCGCCGGTCGCGCCCGTGGCTCCCTGGTCACCCTTCGGCCCGGTCGGGCCGGTGGGGCCGGTTTCGCCCGGTAGTCCCTGCGCGCCCTGTGGGCCCGTGGGGCCGGGGACGGTAGACGCCTGTCCCTGGGGTCCGGTTGGTCCGGTCGGACCGGTAGGGCCCGCAGGCCCCGGCACCTCTGAGGCTGGGCCGGTCGGGCCGGTCTTGCCGATGGGGCCGGTTGGTCCGGTCGGGCCGGGTATCGTAGAGGCCTGTCCCTCAGGGCCCTGCGGGCCTATTGGCCCCTGCAATCCCTGCGCGCCGGTCGGCCCGATCGGCCCGGTCGGCCCGATAGTGCCCTGCGGGCCCTGTGAGCCTGTCGGGCCGGTAGGGCCAATGGGGCCGGTGAGCATGCCGTAGTTGTGCCACTCAGGCGTCCCGTCTACGACGAGCCAGGTATACAGCTCGTAGGGCGGCTCGGTGCCGACATAATAGCTGTTGCCGATTTCAGGAGATGGCACAGCCTGCTGAAGCTCCTCGAGCGTATCGTACTGCCCGAGCACTTCAATGCCAGTACCTGCGGGCCCCGTGGGGCCTATGAGGGAGGCCAGCCACTCCTCCGGCGTGCCCTGGAAACCGTGTGCGACCGCCACGCCATAGGCGTCGATGTAATAGCCGCGCCAGGGCTCTGGCCAGGGGCACGGCGGATGGTAGGGGTAAAAGCTCATATCAGGCCCTCCTCATAAGCCTCTGCGGGATTGTAGTTTGTGGCATACCAGCGCATGAACTCCTTGAAGAAACTGTTGAACAGCTGATAGGTGTTCTGATATTTCTCATACTCGCCGTTGGCGTAGTCGATGCGCGCCTCGAGGTACGCGGGATAGAGCTTATCGTGAGGAGGGCGGACGAGCATAGTCGTGTCGGCGTCCTGCGCGTAGGTGTATGTGATCACCGCCTCCACGCGCAGGAGCAGCACCTGCGTCTGCACCATGCCCTCGACCTCATTGAGCCAGCGCGTCAGCGTATCGTTGTCGAAGGCGTTGGGCTTTACCGCGCAGGCGTATGTAATTGCCTCCTGTACTGTCATCTCGCCCTCCTGTCCATCAGGCGCTTACGAGCTGTGTGCCGCCGCTCACGCCGCCGACGGCCGCGAAGCGCCAGTCGGCGAAGCCGCCCGTGAAGCGGGCGTAGCCCTTCCACACGTTGGCATCGTTGCTCGCCAGCTCGCTCCGCACCTCAAGGTTCACGCGGTTGAGCCACTCGGCGCCGCCGCGGGCAATGTTGTACCCGGAATCGAGCAGCACCCAGGCCTTCGTGTCGCCGCCCAGCCACTCGTTGAGGTAGGGCCAAACGATCACGTTCCAGCGGCCGAAGAGGAAGTTGAATGCGTTGTTGGAGGTGTTCGGGTCCTTGTCCGCTCCAATGGCCGCGAATACCGCCTTTTTGAGCTTGTAGTTGTTGGGGATGAGGATGGTGTCGGGATGCACGTCGAGCACTTCGCCCGTGTCGCCCTTGAAGTCCTGCATGGCGCTCTCCATGGCCGCCAGCGCGTCCTCGGAAAACTCGTCCGCGAACTGGTTGGACTGCAGGAACTTCGCGTCCAGGATGCTCGGGTGGCTCTTGGAAAAGAGGCAAAGCTCGTCCGAGCCGGTCGTGGGGAACGATTTCCCGTGGAAGGTCATCGCGGTGTTGCCAAGCATGGCGTTGGCGTAGAGCGCAGCGCCGAAGCGCTCGCGCGTGCGGTAGTAGCCGGCCGTAAACGCCTCGGGCTGCCGCCTGAGGTCCATGACGGTCGCGTCGTCGATGATCTCGCGGGAGAGGCTGAAGCTGTCCTTCCAGGTCATGTTGATAAGGACTTTCTTGTAGCCCTCCTGCATGTAGTCCACGGGGTACTCGCCGTTTTCGCCCACGGGCTGGAAGCCCTTCATGGCCGTCATGGAGCCGATGGTCTCGCCGAAGTGGCGGCTGTCGTTGATATCAAACAGGTGTTTGAGCATGCTCATCTGTTCAAACGCCTCGCCGCGCTTTTCGATGAACATGCGGATGGGGGCCTGGCATTTGCCGAATACGGAATCGTTAACGCCCGAGCCCTCGGTGAAGCTGATACCAGCCATTAAAAATCACTTCCTTTCTTGTGTATGTCAGGCCGGGAACCTGACGTAAACGGTATCGCCCACGGCGGTGCCGTCCATAGAAACTACCTCGGCCACGCCGCTCGTGGTAGTGGCCGTTACCTGCATGCCGTCGGCGCTGAGCGTCACAAGGTCGCCCGCGTTCACCGCGCTTGCAGCCGCGCTCCAGCTCGTGGCAAAGAGCGTCCCCTCGAGCACGCGGAAAACGGGGATGATAGTGCCGGCGTCCAGCGCCTCGTCTGCTGCTGTGGCGCATATGTACTGCGGCCTGGTGGTCGCGCCGCAGGCGGCAAGGTTGCCGTCGGTCATGACAAGCGCCATGCCGATCTTCGGCGTTATCGCGCCCGCGGGCAGATACTCAAGCCCCGGGACGATCCCGCCG